GTATAAGCGTTAATGGGTCCGGCAAGGGCCAGATAAAACTAAAACGGAGGCTACTTGTTGAATTGGCGAAAAAAGTATCCATTAAACCCCAGGGGTAAACCGGCGATCGGTCCCTCAAAGCGCAGCAAGGCGGCAAAGCGCTATTATAAGTTTAGGGACGATATTAAACGACTCGGGATGTGGTTCCCTGTCGCCGGCGCCTGGATTACCTTTCGGCTTCCGATCGCCAAGTCGAGGAAGGGTCTAAAACCCGGGGATCCCCATACACAAAAACCCGACCTTGACAATTTATTAAAGGCCCTGGGCGACGCGATCTACCAGGCCGACGACTCTGGAGTGTGGCTAATCTGAGTTGAAAAGCTATGGTCCGAGGTCGGATCGATCGAGATAACGAATATTAAAACGGCGCTAAAGAGGTTTAAAGATGGTTAAAATTAACAAGGACTACACGGTTAAAAATGCCGGGGAGAGGGTCGAGGCAGATACGTCCAAAGGACCGATAACGGTCACCCTCGGCGTCCAAAGGGCGACAATAATAAACGCAGGACCACACCCCGTAACGATTGTGGTCGGGGGCAACCAGGAGGGGTTGCAGCATAGCGATGGAACTTACGGGGAGACCCCGAACAGGCCGGTTAATAATCAGTTTGGTCCGGAGGAAGGCAATAAAGATGACTGAAAAAGAGAGGTTTGAAAAGTTTTGGGCGGACGCCGAGTTGGGCTTTGTGAGCTATTTAAATTTAGACTGGGACTTATTGGCGGTTCCCATTAAAAACCTTGCCTGGACCACCTGGCTCGAGGCTGTAGGCAAAAACAGCCGGGGCGTTATGGATTTCGGTTGGGCGAACGGGTGGCCACAAACACCCAGGGCGGTCTCGCGCTGTAAAAAGACTTGCGGCCAGGCCAAAACGACCGCGCTGGACGGACGCTGCAACCATGAGGTCCGCTGCGACGCCTGCGCATACGTTTACAAATATAATTCGAGCTAAAAATGAAACGGCCTACACATTGTATTAATTGCGGCAAAAAGGGCGCGATCGGATGGGACGGACTTTGTTTTGATTGTGCCAAAGCTAAGAAATGAGGTTATTATGATTCAATTTGTATTAGGATTAATCGTCGGGTTGATAGCGGGATCCGTTGCCACGATCATCATCGGCAACAAACCGTTTGAGCTCCGAATAGAGTTTAAAGACGAGCATCCCCCTGGGCCCTTACCCGCGCCCTTCAAAAGGGAACGGGCGCCATGAGTAAAGTTTGTGAGGTCGGCGATCGTGGGCAGCGCTATGAGGTTAGGTGTAAGAAGGGCGGCGGCGAGGTTGTTTTCGGCTGGACGGACCGAGAGGACGGGCAGCCGTTTGTTAGGGCTATAGAGCTACACCCAGTGTGGCACAGCCCAAAAGTGGTCGATCGACAAAAAAAGGAGGAACCGGAAAAATGAAAAAAATAGGATCACGTTTTGACAACCTAAACCCCAACGGTGCGGCCGGGGCTATGTCTGGAGCGATACAGGGCAACCACAACCACGAAAGGCCAAAAGACACCAACGGGCAATGGAAAAAAGGCGGTAATATGTACGACTGGATAACGCGGACCTGGGACCCGATCGGCGGAGAGTGTCCCCACGGCTGCAGCTATTGTTACGTCAAAAGCAACCACCGGCCGGCTGTGAAAAAGAAATACTCCGGGCGGCCGCACCTGGTAGAACACGAAATGACGAAATCGCTCGCGAGCGGTCATTTCTATTTCGTGTGCTCAATGATGGACCTGTTCGCGGCGGAGATCCCGTTTGTCTGGATCTCTCAGGTCCTCGAGAGGTTGTACCGGTTTGACAATCAATATCTACTACAGACCAAAAACCCCGCGAGGATGCTTTCGTTCGTTGCCGGCGGACTGATCCCGACCGAGGCGATCCTGGGGACCACGATTGAGACCAACTCTCACTACGACTCCATGGGGTCCGCCCCAGGAGTGGGCGAAAGGGCCGCGGCGCTCGGTAATGCCTCCAGGAAACACAAGACGATGGTCACGGTCGAGCCGATCATGGACTTTAAACTCGGCGAGCTCATGTATTTAATTTTGCAATGCCGTCCGTCCTGGGTGAACATCGGCGCTGACAGCAAGGCCCATAAACTCGTAGAGCCGAGCCCGGAAAAGGTCCGGGACCTGGTGTCACACCTTAAAGCGGAGGGGATTGAGGTTAAATTAAAGAGTAATTTGGATAGGATCTTAAAGGGAGGTTAAATTATGTCTTTATCGGTTTTACAACTAACACAAGCGGCGCTCCGCGAGCAAAGGGAGAAAAACTTTAACCTGCAGGCCATCCTTGACAAAGTGCTCAGGGAGTGGACGATAGAGTCTTTGCAAGACAAGCGGAGAATAGGCGAAAAGACTGAAATTAACACAACGCTAAGCGCGAGAATCGACAGAGCAAGGGCGCTTGTTGAAAAGGTCGACATTTCCCCAACCCAGGCACGCCTGGATATTTTAAGGGCGCTTGTGGGGGTGGACCATGGCTGAAAGCACAGCGGCGGACAACACGCAGACCGACAACACAAAAGAGGAATATCTCGGGGACGGCGTTTACGCCATTTTCGACGGCTATGGAATCTGGCTACACGCCAACGATCATCTAAAACCGACCGACAGGGTGTACTTGGAGCCCGGAGTTTTTAGGGCCCTGGAGCGCTTTGCGGAGCAAGTTTTTAGTTAGCCGGACAAACAGGACTTCAAAAGGAGGGCAATGTAATGATTTTTAACGAAAACCAAATAAAAGAATTTGAGGCCGCTGCACGACCGTTAATTAAATTTCTCAACAACAACTGTCACCCTCACGTTGTGGTAATTGTGGATTGCACAAGCGCCCAGCTGTTTGAGGGGGTTAATCGGTGCTATACCGAAGACTATGTAAAGGACTAAAGCCAATGGCCAAACGACCAATAACATTAGCGGAAAAGACAATCGCAATGCTCTCGACGGTGGACGCGGCCTTTTTGGCTCGACTTTGCGAGGAGTATGCAAGGGACACCCTGGGCGCCGGCGCCACGCAAGACTCTATATCGGCCAGGGCAGAGGAAAAATGGAACGAGATCGGCCAGGATCCCACGGCTACGGTTAACGAGGTCATGGAAAAGATGGCCAGCGAGGGAATGAACCGGGAGACGATAACCGAATGGATCATGGATACCGCCGAGCATTACCCGGACTTTCATTAAGCAAAGGAGGGTAGCGAGATGAACAAACTAGCAACACTGACAAGGGAACATCGGTTTTGTTTGAGATGTGAAAAACTTTGCCGTCCTGCAAAATCGAAAAACCCTGACGCAAAACCGTTTCGGAAAGCAGTGAAGGGGTTTTGTCCGGACTGTGTAACTACCCACTTTATCTTGAGTGTAGAGCCACTTAAAGACGGCATCAAAAAAAATGGTACCGACACATTGCTCAACCCTATGTTTCAAAAACAGTTCGAAGCGGTGTTAAAGGCTGGAAACTCAGAACTGCCGATAGAAGAAATAAACTGGTCCCGCGTTGTTGATAATTGGGCAATGCCGTGGCCGATCCGAATCCGGCCCCGCGTCGGTTGATATAGACATGAGCAACTGCCCCCATTGCGGAGAAATAACCGGCTGGCTAACCGGCTGGAAGGTGATCGCCAGTCATTTTGATATCGGCTGGCGGACCGCCAAGAAGTGGCACAAAAACTACGACATGCCGGTCCTCCGGACTCCCGAGGGCCGGCCAACCAACACCCCTTTTGAGCTCGATAACTGGCTACGAGCTTATAATCACATCCTTAGCAGAGAGGCTACGCGCAGCTTATGACCGAAAACGACACAAGGCAAAGAACTATCGAAATATCCCAGGCCAAACTCGACGATAACTTTTCCTGGATGTATGACTCCTATCATAACGCCTGCAGGCATGGTGTTGTCCAGTGCCGGGGTTGTTGGGCGTGGTTTTGGCTAAAAGATTTATACCGCTGCTTTCATTGCGGCAGCTATTTTTGTACTCGGTGCTGCTACGAGCATTTTGGCCCTCACCCAAGAGTGAAAGTAATAGAAAGCGAAACAAAACCTATACAAACCCAAACCTCCTCATAGACCGTGGCACATAATGTACCCCACCTGGACACGCACGACCCCTTATAGCCCCCATGTAGCCCCCCGTAGCCTCCCTTGACACTATATTTTGTGTCTGTTACAGGTTTTTATCATGGTTCCAGAAAGAAAGAGAGCCCAGGTCGGAACGGCGGCCAAGAGCGTAGCCCGGGAGAAATCTCTTAAAATCTGTAAGCGGGTAGGCCCGAGCCAAACTGTAATATTCAAGCGTCTGAAAGAGCTCGTAAATGCCAAAGAGACCAAGTTCTTCACACACCAGGGCGAGATCATTAGCCTCCGGGACGTCGAGGACAACGCTATCAGCCTCCGGGCCGTAACCCTGGCCATGCAGTTTCACGACATCATGCCGGACAAGCGCCACGTTCACACCGGCGAGGACGGCGGACCGATCCAGCACCGGGTTGCCGGCGATATGAATCTAAAAGCATTGGAAGAATCCATTGCAAAGGATAAAAAACCTAAATAACCGGCTTTATGCCAAGCAGGCCATAGCCTATTTACCAACGGCCAGCTACGACGGCGCCCGTCATATCTATTACGACCTCCTGAATGATCCCAACATTGACAACCAGGTCCTCGCAGCGGTTGGACTAAACGACCGCTTTTTTCTTTTGGTCCACGTATTGATGCGCGGGGACCTCCTCCGGCAATGGCTATATGAGCGCTGCAGGGAAGTCGAGGCGAACCCGGACGGCTATCTGGACCTGTGGGCGAGAGAGCACTATAAGAGCACGATCATCACCTTTGCCGGCTCAATCCAGGAGATCGCCCGGGATGCAGAGATAACGATCGGCATATTCAGCCATACGCGGCCGATCGCCAAGGCCTTTGTGAATCAGATCAAGATGGAGGCCGAGAATAACGAGAACCTTAAATCGCTCTATCCGGAATCGTTTTGGCCGGCGCCCAAAAGCAACGCTCCGATATGGTCCCTCGATAACGGCCTGGTGTTCCGACGCAAAACAAACCCCAAGGAGGCCACCGTCGAAGGGTGGGGCCTGGTCGATGGTCAGCCAACCTCCAAGCACTATAAACTACGAATCTACGACGACGTAGTTACCAAGTCGTCCGTGCATACTCCAGAAATGATTATCAAGACCACGGACTCCTGGGAGCTCTCGCAGCACCTTGCAAGCACGGATTTCGGCAGCGAGGACCTGGCTCGGGAGTGGTACATCGGCACCCGGTACAATTTCGCGGACACTTACGCGGTTATGATTACCCGCGAGGCCGTAAAGCCTCGGCTGTACCCGGCCACGGACAACGGCACCCCGGACGGCAAACCGGTATTGTTGAGTCCGACGCAATGGGCCAAGAAGAAGCGCGACTCCTCGATTGCCACGATCGCTTGTCAAATGCTACAAAACCCTTTGGCCGGCCAGCAGCAAGAGCTCAAACCCGAATGGATGCGCCGGTACGAGCTCCGCCCGGAGACTCTCAATATCGCGATCCTGGGGGATCCGGCCTCGAGCAAAAAGAAGGGCTCGAGTAACTCGGGTTTTGCAGTTATCGGCATAGACTACGCCTGGAATAAATATCTTCTGGACGGCGCCTGCCACAAAATGAGCCTGGCCGAGCGCTGGATCATGCTAAAATATTTACGCTTTAGGTGGCTCCGGGCCCGGGGGATCCAGATCGTCAAGGTCGGCTATGAAAAGTACGGCATGCAGGCGGACATCGAGCACTTTCAGCAAATGATGAAGATTCAAAAGTGTGCCTTTCATATCGAGCCCGTCTCATGGCCCAAGGATCGAGAGATCGGCGCCAAGGACGACCGGATCCGCCGGCTGATCCCGGACCATCAAAATTGGAAGTTCTTTTATCCGTACGACGGCGACGGCGAGACCGCGCTGCAGATCAAGGCCCTGGAGACCAACAGAGCCCACCTGGTGGCCAGGCCGATCAAGCGCAAGGATGAGAACGGCAAGGTTTACGACCTGGTGGAGCGCCTGATCGCAAACGAATATCTCTTTTTCCCGGCCACGACGCAAAAGGATATGCTCGACGCTATGAGTCGATTTTATGATCTGGATATGAATCCTCCGCAAAAGGTAGACGAGAAGGACCTCTATCCAGAGCATAGCCATGACTTCTAAGGAGACAGGTATGGTTATTAGTATTCAAGAGCGATTTGAGGCTAAAATTATTTTTATCCCGGAGGAAAACTGTCACACATGGGGCGGCCGGGTTAAACAAAGATCACCGTACGGCGAGTTTGATCTTTGGGGAAACAAATCGATGCTTGCCCATCGTTACGCCTGGACTATTTACAGAGGGGAGATACCCCCGGGGGCGTATGTTTGCCACCATTGCGACAATCCGGGCTGCGTTAATCCCGACCATCTTTTCTTGGGAACCCAGCAGGACAACATGGACGACATGGCCAAAAAAGGACGGGGCGGAGATTTCCGGGGAGAGAGCAACCCTCGCGCCAAGCTAAACAGTGCCTTGGTCGTCGATATTAAAAAAGAGCTCTCGGGGGGAACAAGGCAAAAGGTGATTGCGCAAAGATACGGCGTAACTCCGGGGACAATCTCTAAGATCAACACGAAAAGGAGCTGGACGTAATGGCACTAACCAGGCGGAAATTTCTAAACCTGACCGGCCGCGCCGTGGGCGCCATAGCTGCGTTGCCGGTCCTAAAGCTACTGGCCAAGCCCAACCCGGTACCGGCACCCCAGGGCGAGCTCGGTCAGTACGAGAACGTCCGATTTGTCGAGAGCTCAAAGCCTCGATCGGGCTCCGGCCAGGTTTGGGGAACGAACTCCAGGGGTGGGTATATGTACTCCCAAAAGTTAAGCAACGAACTGAGGACGAAAATGATGCCCCATATAAAATACAGACAGTTTTCGAGGGTTAGAAGATGAGTTTAAGTAGACGAAAGTTTTTGCAACTGGCAGGCGCGAGCGCCCTGGCCACACTCCCGGCGCTCAGCCTCTTTAGCAAGGCCGACGCCCGGGAGGTAGTCGAGGACATCTCGAACGACGGCGGCTATATCGTTAGCAAGGAAACGAGCGACAATATTATCCGGGCGCTTTCCCGAGGGCGTGAATACGGTAATATTATGCCCATTTCGGCGGAGACGGCAAAGAGCCTCCCGGAATTCAAGAAGCTCCTAAAATCGCTTTTAAGGGATGCAAAAAAGACTTTACCACCTGGTTGTAGGTTTGAGGTCCGGATGAAGATCCCGACGGACTTCGGGCGGAGCCGAGGGATCGCCTGGTACACAAACAAAGAAATCGCAACGGGACGGCGCCGGCTATTTTTGACAACCCCTAAAGAGGCTGTGAAAGATCGAAACATGGCCATAACGCACGGCTATCACCTTCTAGGGAGAGGCAGGGCATAATGGCAAGAGAAAGCGCAGCACCCCACAAAGTAACAACGTCGACAATAACGCTCCTGGCCCTGGTCGTCGCGGCCGACGACGAGCACTACGAGCCGGACACGGCTTATATCTTTTCGAACGACCGGAAGTTTGAGAGCTCCGACAAGAGCGATAGCGGGATCTATGACTGAGCTTAAAAAGCTAACCGACGCCCTGGTCAAGTGTGCCGGCTGCGGTCACGAATTTAAGATCGGCCAGGCCACAAACGATTTTGACTTTGATCCATACCTCGGCTGCCCGAATTGCCAGAAAGTTATCGAGACAGGAGATTTAATTGACTAACTACGAACACGACCCGAGGTACGACGATCTACCGGAGCCAATCAAGATGATGTACTCGGCCAAGGAGTACGCCTGGTTGTCGGACGCGGAAAAGGCCAACCTGGTAGAGCGGTCCTGCCTGCCAGAATGTGAGGAGGATTAGTATGACCGAAAATAAAGAAGTGCAGGCCTGGGCGACAGACCCGGATCCGGAGGTGAGGATCCAGAACCTCCAGGATCTTGTGTTTCGCCATGAGCATCGAATAGTGGAACTCGAGCGCCAGGTCGAGGAGTTGCAGGCCGGCTATGCCTACCGGGAGCCGATGGACTTGCGCGGGGAACCAGGAGGTTTAAGCCATGTGTCCTAAAGATTTAAACAACAGGTTTGCCTATCACAAACCGGGATCCGAGAGGATAGCCAACGATCACGCGGCCATGAGGGCCAAGGCTCTGTGGTTTGCGGATCACATAAACAAGAATTGCCCGGATTCCCGGGAGAAGTCTCTGGCCATTACCAAGATCGAGGAAGCTATGATGTGGGCCAACGCGGCGATCGCGAGGCACCAGGATGTTTAAGGCGAGGCTTAGAAACAGGCGCTCTAAACGCTGGAGGACCACCCGGAAGTTCTGGAGGTTAGGGTGGTACTCCCGGCCAGGATACGCGATACTTAATGACGAGATATATGTGTTAACCCACCAGGAGGGTTAGATCATGGGCAAGAAAACGAGGGATTCAGACGGGGCTATAACCCTGCACGAAAGCGAATTCGCGATCGAGACCGTACCATTTCACAAGGTCGGCGACGTAGCGCTGGCCAAGGAAATCTTAAAGAAGCTTGTAGACCAATACCCCGGGTATTTGTGGCGGGTATCCGTAAAGGACGACAAGGGCCAAGGGATCGTCGAGATTATCAACGTGACCGTAAGCGACGAGTTGAGCACCAACGCCGACTACGCCTACGTTCTTCATTTAACGACGATCTATGAGGACCCAAACCTTAAATGCGTTATGAGAGCCGGCGGAGAGATACTCGAGAGGGCCGGGCTCGATCGGACCATGTTCAAGGGTCAAAAGATCACGCATGTTGAAGGCGTCCCGGATAATCATCAGCCAATCTTTAACTAATAGCGGGGAGCTATGGCCGAAACAAGGGGAACTGTAAAAAAGGATCCGTTTCTGGAGTTGGCGGTAAACTGTTATAGCCAGTCCACGACATTCACGGACGCCAACTACCGCAAAAAATGGAACAACAATATCCGGCACTTTCACAGTAAGCACCATGCCGGGTCTAAATATCTGAAAGACGCGTACAAGTACCGCTCTAAGTTCTTTCGCCCTAAGACCAGGGCCACGATCCGGAATAACGAGGCCGCCGCGTCCGCCGCGTTCTTCTCAAACCAAGATGTTGTCTCGATCGATCCCCTGGATCCGAACGACCCCATACAGCAAGCCGCCGCGGACCTACAGCAAGAGCTCCTCCAGTATCGACTCACCGAAACGATCCCCTGGTTTTTGGTTTGTATCGGAGGGTTCCAGGACGCTCAAAAGGTAGGCGTCGTTGTCTCTTTCCAGGACTGGGACTACGAGGAGAGGGCCACCAAGGGCTACGCTCCGCAACTCGACCAAGCCGGGCGCCCGGTGATCGACGAGGGCGGCCAGCCGGTTATGGTCCAGGCCGAGACCGTCGAGGTCGTCAAGGATAAGCCTTATATTATAATCTTGCCGATCGAGAACGTCCGGATCCACCCGGCCGCGGACTGGATGGATCCCATTAACTCGAGCCCTTACGTTATCCGCCTTATCCCGATGTACGTCCAGGACGTCAAGGCTCGGATGAACAAGAAAAACCCCAAGACCGGCGCCGCCAAGTGGAAACAGCTAACGGACGGCGAATTAGCCTCCGGCCGGCGGCACCGGTTTGACAGCACCCGAATGGAGCGCGAGGACAACCGCGAGGACAAATATTCGAAAGATCAGCCGGCGATGGAGGGCGAGATTAGCGAGTTCGATATCGTTTGGGTTCACCAAAACTTTATGAGACTCGCTGGCGAGGAGATCGTCTTTTACACCCTGGGGACCGAGCACCTTCTCACGGATCCCGTTTTCCTCGAGGAGGAGTTCCCGCATTGCCAGAACGGCGAACGACCCCTAGTGATGGGGACGGCCGTGCTCGAGACACATAAAATCTATCCCCCAGGAGTCGGAGAGCTCGGCGAGGGGATTCAGAAGGAAATTAACGAGAACGCAAACCAGACGTCCGACGCCGGCAAGTTTGCGCTAAATAAACGATGGTTCGTAAAGCGCGGGGCCCAGGTCGACCTTAAATCGATCAACCGCAACGTGCCCGGATCCTCAACGCTAATGAACGACCCGCTAAAGGATGTAGTTGGCCAGGAGTTTAACGATATCCCGGCCTCTGCCTATGCGCAGCAGGACCGGCTAAATTTGGACTACGACGACGTTACGGGCACCTTTTCACCCGGGAGCATCCAGAGCAACCGGAAGCTGAACGAAACCGTCGGCGGAATGGGCATGATGAGAGCCGGTACCCAATCGCTTACCGAGTACACGATCCGGACGTTTGGCGAAACCTGGGCCGAGAAGGTTCTTAAGCAGCTGATAAACATGGAGCGGGAGTACGAGACCGACGAGGTCGTCCTGGCCCTGGCAGCCCACAAGGCCAAGCTCTTTCAAAAGTACAATATCGACCCAAACAACCCCGAGATCCTGGCGCAACTATTAACCCAAAACCTACAGACGACCGTAAACCTGGGCCTGGGCGCCACGGATCCGGTCGGTCGGGTAAATCATTTTATGATGGGAAACAAGGCCGTCGCGGAGATTGTGAAGGTCAACCAGGATGGAACCTTTAATGTCCCGGAGATCGCCAAAGAGATCTACGGCCGACTCGGCTACAAGGACGGCTCCCGGTTTGTAAACGGCGAGGACGGTCAGGATCCGGAAAAGGTCAAGATGATGCAGACCATTGAGGAGCTCGGCCGGCAACTCGAGGGCAAGGAGAACGAGAACCGGGCCAAGATCGTCCTGCAGCAAATGAAGGAGGAGGGCCTGGACCGCCGACAGCTGAGGGACTTGATAGCCGAATTGTTAATGGACGACTTTGGGTTAAGCGAGGCAAAGCAAATAACCGATGGATCACGAACTTAGCCAACAAGTAGAGCGCTATGACGCGGCCGAGAGGTTCCTGGGCCAACCCCTGGGGCTTTGGTTTATGAGGCGCATAGACGAAGAAATAGACGCGGCCGCGGAGGGGTTAAAGACGGTTGACCCGGAGGAGCCTAAAGAGATCCGGAAACTACAAAACAACGTATACAAGGCGGAAACGCTAAAAATATGGTTCAACGAGGTCCTGATCGAGGGCAGGCAAGCCTTAGACCTCGCGGACAGCGGCGAAGACTAACCTAAAGGAGGCTTTACAATGCCACAAACCGAGAAAAAGACGGGCGACGATATCGAGGTAACAGACAAAGGCTTAGAAGATTTGGACGTATCTCTGGAATCAGAGATCGAACCTACCGAGCGCGACTTGGCCATGGACAAGATAGTCGCCGCGACCATAGTGGAGCGAGCGGACGAAATGGGGCTAAAGGTCGAGGACCTCGAGGTCGCGGATCCGGACGAGGAGCCGGGCGGGGAATTAGAGGCGGACCTCGAGGTCGCGGATCCAGAGGCGGCGGCGGCGGCGGTCAAGGAAAAAGAAGCGCTGGCCGCTGCAGAGCCGGGGACCATTGAGATCATAGTTGACGGAGAGGCTAAGACCGTCCCGCTATCCGATATCATGGACGCGGGGAAAAGGACTCTCCAGAAGGAAAGCACAGCCGATAAGCGCCTGGCCGATGCTACAGAACTACTGAAAGGCGCACAAAGTCGAGTCGCCGCCGATCCCGCTATCCGGCGCACCACGGACGCGGAGATAGACGAGAATGCCAGAATGGCCGAACTCGAAGAAGTGGACGAGACCAAAGTAGCGGGACTCGTTCAAAAGATCCAGTACGGCAGCGAGGAGGACGCCCAGGGCGCCTTGAAAGAGGTTATCCGCCTGGGACGGTCCGGTTCCGCGTCGGAGGATCAAGTTTTAGCAAGGGTGCAAGGCCGGATGGATATGATCGACATCCAAAGCCGGTTTGACGCCGTTCCGGAAATCAAGGACGGAAAAGTAGTGGGCGGAGGCTATGGCGACCTGATAAAAGATCCCTACCTGAGACAAATGGCGGCCGCTAAGGTCGACGAGCTTGTAGCTGCAGGGGAAGGCACCTACAAAGACTTCGAGACCTATCAGAAGGCCGGCGATTTTGTTCGTAAATGGCGGGACGACTTGTCGGGCGCTACGACGACCACCCACGAATCACCTACCCTTGAAGAAAAGAAGGGCAAAAAGAGGCAAAAGGACACTATCCAGAGCGCCGGTACCGGAACGCAAGAGGCCGACGCCGAAACGGATAAAACCGACCATGAGAAAACTCTCGCCGATTCAAGGTCGGGCACCATTGCCGATATGAAAAAACAGCGTGAGCTTTCTACCTAAGACATCAAGGAGGGTAAGCTATGGGGCAGATATGGGCCACAAACTCTCTCGGTGGGTATATGTATGCGCTGAACCTCAGCAAAAGGCTGCGCCACGCGCTGCAGCCTAAGCTAAAGTTCAGACAGTTTGCCGACGTAAAGGACGCCAGCCAGCAGGGCAAGAACAAAGGCGACACCTTTACCTGGAACAAGTTTTCAGACGTCGCAACCCAGGGCACGACCCTCACCGAGACACTTACGATGCCCGAGACCCAATATACTATCGCCCAGGCGACGCTAACCATCACGGAATACGGTAATAGCGTCCCCTATGCCGGCAAGCTGGACGATTTGTCAGCGCAGCCGCTAACCGAAATCATTAACGGGGTTCTGAAAAATGATGCAGCAAAGGCCTTCGACATTGGCGCCCATGCGCAATTCGATGAATGTCTCCTGCGAGTAGCCGCGGCCACAAGCACGACCGCCGTTACGCTCACGACCAACGGAACCGCTACAGTCACCAATACGATCGCATTTTCAAAGGGTCACGTCGGCGCCGTTATCGACATTATGAAGGAGCGGAACATAGATCCTTACGTCGGCGACGACTACTACGCGATCGGATGGCCGACTGCTTTCCGCACCATGAAGAACGACCTTGAGGCCGTCAAGCAGTACACTACCGAGGGTTTCAAGATGATTAAGCGAGGCGAGATCGGCCGGTATGAAAATTGCCGGTTTGTCGAGCAGTCGCAAATCCCCAAGGGTGGGGCCGCAGACAGTACCGCTTGGAATTCGAACACCAAGACGGGCGACCCCTGGAACCAGGCAAAATCCGACTGGATTTTCTTTCTCGGCGAGGACACCGTAGCCGAGGGCGTAGCTTGTCCGGAGGAAATGCGCGGGAAGATCCCCGGGGATTATGGCAGGAGCAAGGGAGTAGCTTGGTATTATCTCGGAGGTTTCGGGATAACGCACGACCAGGCCTCTCAGACAAGAATCATTAAATGGGATAGCGCGGCTTAAAAGCGCCCAAACCGAAAGGAGTTTATATCATGTCAAAATTTTATGACGATCCTCGGTGGGGCTCTATTAAGGACATGGCGCTTGCTTCTGTAGGGGACGCCGCGATCGGATCCGCCAACAGCGCAAGAACCGAGCTGAACCGCCGAACGATGTTGAACAATGTCACGATCAAAGACTTTAACCTGGAGGTCCTGGTAGGCGCGACTTGCACCGGGACCGGAGGCGTTACAACGGAGATCTACCAGGTTGCAATTGGCAAGTCTTTGGACGGCACCGGGGCCATTGTCACCTATGGCACGGCCCAAGTCGGTACCGCCGGCGCCGCCGACAACACCGTGATAGACGGCTCATTAACCGAATTCAACCTCGACGCCGGAGACGATATCGTCTTTTCGGCCGAGGTTGGAACCGCCCTCGGGGATAACTCCCTGCAGGCCAGGGCGGTCGTTTCCTATGTGGAGCGCTTTGTAGTCACATAGGATCAATCAACCACCCCGGGGTCCTGGGCGCTGTATCCTTGGCCGGATCCAAAGCCCGGGGCCCTATTTAAAAAAGGAGGCGGTTTTATGGCACCTGGAGATTCATGTATTTACGTTGACGAGGACGGGAAGGAGCACAGCGCTCTTGTTATTCACAAGCACGAAGGCGGCACTATTAATCTTGTCTATGTCAGCCAGGGCGACGGGACGTTTGGCCAGGACTCGTTTGGAAATGAGCGGCTGTATGCAACGTCTGTCATTCCCTACGAGAAGGGGCTTAGTGGCCACTACTTTAAAGCGGGGTAATTAAAGGCGGAATATTTTTTGGAATATTTTTAACTCAAAAGGAGAAAGCGGCATGGCAAAGATAACAAAAACCTATATCGGCACGAAGGTAATAAGGGCGGTCCCGATGAACGAGGCAGATTATACAGAGATGCCGCCGGACGAGAGCTCGCGGCCCGGCTACAAAGTGACTTACCCGGACGGCTATGAATCCTGGTCGCCAAAAGACGCCTTCGAAAACACATATCGAGAGGTCACGTACGAAGAAAAGGCGTTCTTCTTGTCATGAAAACAGTATTCATCCACAGAGAGGCAGCCTACGGGGACCATATCCACATGAGCCCCGTCATTCGTGCATTTTACGAGGACGGATGGGAAGTCTCGATGCTCTATAACTACAAGGGCGCCCAAATTCAAACACACAACCCCATGATATCGCACCATCACTATTTCGAGGCGTCGGCAAAGGACTGCACTCCGGAACTGAGAAAGGCCCACGGCGCCACCTTAAGGCAGGCC